TATGTCAAGCTCTTCTCCATCCAATTCGATATTCAATCTAGTGTCTTTTACGTAGATTCCGTCTCTCTCGAAGTGGAGATCACTGAGAAGTGTGTTGAATGTCTTGTACTCGCCATCCTGACCACCAGAAGTTCCCTTCCAAGCAGCTATGATGTCTTCTACCTTCGTCTTGCAGTACTTGTAGAGAGGAATGTTAGAAGCTTTTCCAGTCATCAAGAACTTTCCGATTCCCTTGATGTGACCAGTGAGATTCAAGCAGTCTGTCGTCGGATGAACATTTGACGGATTCACGAAGAGTCTGAGACCGTTCTCTAGCTTATTGCAGATGTCAGTAAGTTCTCCTATCTTGCCCTTCATGAGAGAGGTGCACATGGCCTCGTAGTCTGGCTTGATGATCCAGTCGTTAGCCTTTGTGCAGTATAGCTTCACCTTGTTAGTGAAAGCCTGATAGTATGATCCAGCAGTCTCGACGTTCGTGCAGAGCTCAGTCTCGTCGAGCACACAGCTGAACATTGCCTTGAGCTGATTGAGAAGATCGAAGACGCCCCAGCGCTTGAGAGAATCCAGATAGTATCTCAGGAACTTGTAGACTGCATCCACTTTCTTTCTGAGCCAACGGATCCACTTGTTTACCTGCGACATGAAGCTCTGGAAGAGACCAGTGATAGCGTCAAGCGAGAAGTCTAGTGAGACGCCAGAACAGATCTGCTCCTTGAATCTCTGGAAGTCCTGAGTGATTATGTGAAGCTCAGTCTGAACACGAGTGTATCTCTCAGTTCCATCAAGTCCGAAGAGTCCACGAACAGCTTTAGAGAAGATAGAGTCAGGATTCAAGAGATAGTCACGGAAGAATTCGCAGTTGTAGAGGTTCTTGCACATCTCAGAGTCAGAGAAGTCTCGTATCCAAAAGGCTCCCAGACTCTTCATCAGCGATGTCACGGCTGATCGTATCACTTGAATTATCGGATCAAGAATCTTCCTGATCGACCATAGCGCCAGCTTCACGATTCCGTAGATCAGATCAAGAATCTTGTCAGCAGCTGCTTGCGTCACTTCGAGTGCAGCTTTCAGAGTCACGAAAGTCTGGTAGATGTAAGTGCAAATGATAGTGGATACGTTCATACTTGATATATATACATTATAGGGTACTTTATGGCGACTGACTTCAATGCTGAATTCAACAGGATCTTCGGCGCTGGCGGATGCTCCGTAAGCGGATGGAACTGGAACAATCCAATTCCGTTCGACGGCACAGACGAAGAGAACTGCTACGCTAACGAGGCAGCCCTGATGTCCTCATTGACATCTGAAGCATACAATCTATTCGGAATCGAAGTCGACTACTACATCAAGCAGATCTCTACGATGAGAGACAGGCTTCTCGGCGAGGATCCGCTGGAGAACATCGTCAGAAGATTTAGACTATCTGTCTACACTGCTGACATTCCCAACATGCAGAGACAGTATCAGCTTCAGGGCATGCTATACGAAGAAGTCTTCGAAGTTCAGGCAACTATAGCTCACTTCAGTGAAGCTTCTCAGTATGACTACAACAGAACTTCTGCGCCATACGAGATCTACAAGCCGAAGATCGGCGACATAATGTACTTCAAGTACTCAAAGAAGTACTACGAAATTATAAACGTGAAAGACTTCGCGGAAGGCACCGCGTTCCTCGGCACTCCGGTCACATACACATTCACACTGAGAATCTGGAAGAACAACCACGAGGACGTGAACATAACTGTAGAAAATCCAGACAATATGCCCATAGCGGACTTCACATCTCTAGCAGAGTCGTTCGACATGGAGAACAAGACTTCCGAAGTCACTTCACAGTGCGACCAGCTAGCTATCAACGACTGGCTCAAAGAGGACGACCAGAAGATCAGAAGATATGAGCCTAACGATGAGCCGCCAGAAGTTTGCAACCAGAAGCGCAAGTCAGACCCGTTCGATCCGTTCGATGGATGGTGAGTGATATAAATAACTAAAATAGAGGTATAATCTATGGAATTCGAAAAATTCAGAGCATTGAGAAAGGAAGATCCGAACTACAACCCGTTGATCTTCGAAGACGAAATTACAGGTGACATCTCCGGATCAGTCGCAGCTCCTGCAGCTCCGGAAGCCTCACCAGCCGCAGATCCTTCTCAGCCGCCTGCACAGGCTAAGAGCCAGATGGGCAGCTTGATCGCTGAGTACTTCGAAAAGGGTCAGGATCCGATCGACTCTCTCGATGGTTTCGCTAACGACTTCGCCAACGAGCTCGCTAACTACCTTCAGGAAGAGTGGATCAAGCCGGAAGACTTCACTGGTCGTGATGACGCTCTCGCTGACTTCAAGAAGGCTGTCAAGAGCATCACGGATGCACGCCTCGTCAAGATCGCAACTGCTATCCACGACGTCGGCAACCAGCTCGCTAACGCAAAGAACAACGCAAGAAAGAAGAACCCGTCTGCTTAATCTCTAGTGGAGAAGTAAATGGCAGAAAACGACAAGAAATTTCCGCCTCCGCCGCACGGAATGCCGTATCAGTATCCGGGCGGCCCGTGGCCTTCAGTCTTTCCTCCTCACAAGAAAGAGGATGGCAAATGGCCGAGACCTCCGATGCCCTGGCACAATGACACTGAGCCAGTGGTTGGAGTATATCCGTGGGAGAACTGCTGTGAGGATCAAGATCCTTGCATGTGCGTAACTTCAGCAGATGTAGAGAAGTGGGACGGAACACACAATGTGCTTTCTGCAAACTCTGCTTACTGGGGTGGTGACTATGATGACTCTTGGAAGACCTCTGCTGGTCTATGGCAGGGAGCTTCCGAGACGGTCAAGACTCACTCAGCTTACTGGGACTCTGCTTGGTCTGTCGCTAGCGGATACGATCCGAACGCTCTCAATCCGATAATTTCGATTCTCTCTGGAACTAGCGGATTCCTCCAGACATACTCTGGAGAGCTAGAAATTCAGACAAAAGAATGGATCAAGGGCAACGGAACGACTAAGAATCCGATCCAGCTGTCTCAGACGGCAGTAGAACGTCTCAAGAATGTTCAAGAGCTAGTAACACAGCTCTATGGCGGCGCAATCGACGAGAAGACGAGAAAGTGGCTGAAAACTAACGACCTTGACGAGTTCGTTGAGTGGTTGAAGGCTCTCGATGCCCTGATGTTCATGGTTGATCCGAACATGATCGACTACGCTGAGATCATCAAGGAGATGGATCCAGACATCACGAGTCCTAGCGCTAGCATTCTCGGAGCTTCTGGTGGTGGCATCTTCATACAGCTGAACAAGATCTGGGCTATCCTGCGCAACATGGAGCACTGGGTCGTAGAGACGACTCGTGAAACCGTTGCACAGTGGGGTGACTCAGCTGACAAGTGGAACTGGACATTTGATGCAGTCAACACCTCGGCTGACCGTTGGAACAAGACGGCTAACTCTGCCAGCTTCTGGAACTCTGCATGCAACATCGTCGGTGATCACTACGAGAACTGGAACGAGACCTACAACATAGTCAACAACAGCTCGATCAACTGGAATTCAGCATACTCGGCTATTGTCAACTCTGGCGGATATTGGAACTCCGCTTACAATGTAGTCAACAACAGCTCAGTATACTGGAACTCTGCTTATAGCGCTATCGTGAACAGCGCTCAGAGCTGGAATGAGACTTACAACATAATCAACAACAGCTCTCAGTACTGGAACAGCGTCTATAGCGCATACGTCAACTCAGCATCTTACTGGAACAGCGCTTACACCAACATCGAGAACATCGAGAACAACTCTGCCTACATCTGGAACGACGTATACAGCATCGTCTCAGCTAACTCAGGTGAATGGGGTTCTCAGGACACATCTTGGAAGACCTCTGCCGAGAAGTGGGAAGCTTCTTACAGCGCAGTCGCTAAGAACTCCGCTTTCTGGGCTAGCGGATCACACGAGATATGGGAATACGCAGCTGACATGACGCCACAGAACGCAGCTCAGTTCAATGCTCCCGGCGTCTTCTACTACAACGAGAATTAGCTATGGCAAAAGAATACAAAGATCTAAAAGATTTTCTCCTGAAAGAGTCCACTGTCTTCGAGAAGGAAGAGGATACGAATCCTCTCTTCTACATCTGGGCTGTAATGAAGAGCGTCAGCGGAAAGACTGACGAAGAGATCAAGACCTCACAGTCACTCAAGGCTCTGTTCAAGAAGCTCAGAAAGTTCTGCGAGAAGTACAAGAGCAACACTAGCAAGCTCAAGAAAGAGTACACGCCGAGCGAGTTTCTGCTCCGTTTCCACGGTCAACCGACAGACAAGATGAGAGAAATTATGATGTGGTCTCTCGACATGTTCATTCAGAGCATGACTAAGGGAATCCAGTCTTTCAACGACTGGCGTGAGATTCACGACGACTGGAAGGCGTTCTGTGAATCAGAAGAGGTGCAAACCGTTCTCTCAGAATCTTAAAAAGTGTTTTCAAAGTCTTGTATAAATAACATAAAGCAACATTAGAAGGATGTTAAATCATGGCAAAAAAGCAAAAAGAGACGCTTCTAGGCGAGGATTTCCTCTCCGACATTCAGCAGAAGCCAGCAACAGCTGCAGAGATCGCAGGTGCTCCTGAGGCTACAGCAGCTGAAGAAGACGACTTCGCTGATCTCATCGGTGGTGAAACTCAGAA